TGGATTGCAGGGTTTACGCCCGTGCAGCCGCTGTGGTGGTGGGCTTGGACCGTTTGAAGCCTGAACAGATTGCCGCCCTTGTATCGGCTCCGGTGAAGATTGAAAGGGTAAAAGACGGACAAACAGCTAAAAAAGAAAAGAGAAAACGGGACATCAATTCTATTTGGTAAAAAATATTTAAAATTTTTATTGCTACTGAAGTATTTGTTTGTATAATATGGCAAAGTTATAACCTGATGGCCTTCACTACTGAGCAGTATAACGCCTTAAACGATGCGATAGCAAGCGGAACGCTTACGGTCGAGTATGCAGATAAGAAGGTTACTTATCGCTCTTTAAGTGACATGCTGAAAATCTTAGGCCTGATGCAGACTGAACTTACTCCGGCAAATACACCGCTGAAGCGTAAATATGTTGAATACGACAAAGGACTTTATCCTGCAAGCGAATGAACCTGATTGACAAAACGATATCCTACATAAGCCCTTCAACGGGTTTAAAGAGAGCCGCAACACGGGAGAAAATACGTGCTTACGAGTCCGGATCGTTCAATCGGCGTACTAAGATGTTCGACCATTCAACAGCTTCAGGGCCTAACCTTGAAATCTCAGGGGCGTTGTCAACCTTACGCAACCGTTCCCGTGGGATGGTGCGTAATAACGGATGGGCTAAAAGAGCTATCCAGGCCATTACCCGCAACGTAGTGGGTGAAGGTATCAGACCTGCCCCAGCAGGAACCCTGGCACAGACAAAGAAGGCGAAAGCAATCTGGAAGCAGTGGGCAGAATCAACTAACTGCGATTGGTACGGTAAGAATACAATTTACGGCCTCCAAGCACTTGCGATGAATGCGATAGCTGAAGGCGGAGACATGCTTATAATTCGCCGTCGGGTCCAGCCTACAAAAGATAATCCTATCCCTATCAAATTGCAGATCCTGGAAGGCGACTTACTGGATCACCTCAAAGACTTTGGTCAGTATAAAGATAATTCTTATTGCCGCTTAGGCGTGCAGTTTTCCAGCGATGGGGAGTTACAAGGCTATTGGGTACACGAAACACACCCGACAGACGGGACCGGCTTTTATTATAAAGCGGATTCATCCTTCGTACCGAAAGAAGACTGTTTGCACGTTTATGAGTTACTCCGGATTGGTCAGATAAGAGGCGTCCCGATGGGCGTTTCATCCTTCATCAAATTAGGGGATTTCTCAGACTACGAAGACGCTCAACTGCTCAGGCAGAAAGTAGCTTCTTTATTTGTTGCCTTTGTATCAGGGCAGGAAGTTACGGCTGCTGACACGGACCCACTGTTAAGACTGGAACCCGGAATCATTGAATACCTGAAAGAAGGTGAAACAGTCACCTTTGGCAGTCCTCCAGCGGCTGAAGGTTACGCGGAGTACTCGAAAAAGATATTGCAGGGGATTGCAGCCGCTTACGGAATCACTTATGAAATGCTGACAATGGACTATTCCAACGTCAATTTCTCATCCGGCAGAATGGCAAAAATCGATATTTCAGGCAACTTCAGAGCGCTACAGTACAATATGCTGGTGCCGCAGATGTGCGTTCCTATCTGGGATTGGTTTATCGATGCCGCTATTATGGCGGGCTTAACCGGGACCCGGATCCGATGTTCAGCAACAGACTGGACAGCTCCCCGGGTGCAGCAACTTGACCCAACAAAGGAAACCGCCGCCAGGGTATTGCAGATACAGGCGGGACTTACAACAATATCGGAGTGCCTACGCGAAGATGGCAGGGACCCGGAGGAATTCTTTGAGGAATACAAACAGGATATTGAACGCCTGAAGGCTTTAGGTATAACGGTCAGCAGTATTGTACTGCCCGAAATAATCGAAGAAACACAGCAAAACAAAGATGGAAAAACAAATTAAAGCCCCTATCAGTCACACACGGGCGGAAATAGCCCCGAATTCCTACAACAAGGCCGAAGGCACTTTCGATGTTGTGTTTGCAACAGAAAAGGCCGTACCAACGTCACACTGGGACTTAGGCCGCTACAATGAGGTGCTTTCCTGCGACGCTAAGAGCGTCCGGATGGAAAGGTCTAAAAACGGACTGCCTGTTTTCGACAGCCACTACCCGCGCAACGCGATGGTGCAGTTAGGCGTAGCCGAAAACATTCGCTTTGAAAAAGGGCAGGGTATTGCGACAATCCGCCTCGGGGCCAGAGCTGATGAAGCCCTACGCTCTGACATTGAAAAAGGGATCATCACAGGTATAAGCGCAGGGTATAACGTCTATGCTTATGTGCAGGAAGGCGAAATTAAGCCACAGAGTAAAGAAGATCCGACCTACAGGGCAATGGACTGGGAACCGAAAGAAATATCCTTCGCCCCCATCCAGGCTGACACAGGCGCAAAAATAAGGAGTCAGGAGACTGACGATCACGCAATAGTAATCACTAAAACAACTATCGAAATGCCGGAAAAAACCGAAGTAGTGGAGGCAACAAGGGAAGAAAAGACCCCGAAAACTCCCGTAGCAACCACAACCACGGAGGTTGTTGATGTTGCGAAAGTTCGTCAGGAAGCAACAGACGCACAGAAAAACCGTCTGGATGCAATCCTGAAATCAACACGTGCCGCCAAACTTGACGATGCAAAAGCCATTGAGTACTTCAACGGGACGGAGTCCATCGAAGCAATCAGGCAGCTTGTGATTGACGAGTTTGTAAAAGCCCAGCCCGTGAAACCCAGTGGAGCCGTTGACGTAACAACAGGCAAAGAGGGTATCGAAAAGAAACGCGATGCAGCAGAACAGGCAATACTTAACCGTATTGACCCGAAAGCCTTTACCCTTGACAAGGTAGAAGGTGCCCGCGAATTCCGCGGTCTTTCAGTTCACGAAATTGCGAAAGAATTCATTATGGAGCGGGGCGGAAACGTCCGTATGCTTTCAAAAGAGAAACTTGCAGAAATGATCTTCACCGGTCAGCGTGATATGGCAACAGGGGACTTCCCATTGCTGCTTGAAAACGTTGCAAACAAAGCTCTCAGGGGAGAATACCAATACGCACCGGAGTTCTGGAATCAGATTGCCCGTGAAACCTCAGTAAGCGATTTCAAAGAGAAATCACTCTACCAGGTAGATTCTACCAACGGAATGGAAGAACTCCCCGAAGGTGCTGAAATCAAATACGGCAAGCTAACCGAAGCAAGGCAGCGTATCAGTGTTAAGTCATTTGGGGAAGGTTTGCAGTTTACCCGTAAGGCTTTTATCAACGATGACCTTTCCGCATTCAGTACTATCCCTTCAAAGTTCGTATTGGACTGGAACACCAAACAGGGCGACCTCGTTTGGGCTATGATTACCGCAAACGTTGTAATGGCTGACACAAAGGCCCTCTTCCATGCTGACCACGGTAACTTGTTAACCGGGGCTGGTAGTGCTCTTGCTGATGCCGGACTTACCGCAGCTCTGAAAGCCTTTAAGGCTCAGACAGGTATTGACGGTAAACGCAAAATCAGGGTTACCCCACAGATCCTTATCGTTTCTCCTGATCTGGAAGTAGCAGCCCGCAAATTACTGTTTATGGGTGTGAACCCGTCAACTCCTGCGGAAGTTAACATCTGGGCTGGTGCCTACACGCTGATAGTTGAGCCTCGTCTCACCGGCAACGCCTGGTATCTGGCAGCAGATCCTAACGCTATCGATGGCCTGTACTACGCTTACCTGAACGGAAACTCAGGCCTTCGTTCAAACAGGGTAGATAACTTCAAAACCGATTCTATTGACTTCGCGGTCAGGGGAGAATTCGGGGTAGCAGCTATCGATTATCGCGGATGGCAGAAAAACGCCGGATCCTAATCCTGTAAAAATTGAAAAGGTAAACGGGGCGGATTAATCGCCGCCCCTACTTTTAAAACGCAAAACATAAAATCGCAAAAATGAAAAATTATATTTCAACAGGTGAAAGAATTGAAGTAACCGCACCGTCCGGAGGACTTACAGCCGGACAGCCCTACTTGATAGGGTCAAAAGTAGGTATCGTTGTAAGCGGAGGCGATGAAGGTGCCACCGTAACAGTAATGACCGAAGGCGTTTTTGAACTTGACAAAGCTACCGGAGCGGTAACAATCGGGCAGCAGATTTTCTGGGATCCGACAAACGAAGTAGTAACCACTACGAATGCCGCCGGAAACGTACTGATCGGGTATGCCTTAAAAGCAGCCGCAAGCGGAGACGCTACAGCCTTTGTAGTACTTACTGATGCCCCCGGACTGGTAGCAATGCCGGTACAGGCTGACTCAGTAGCAACCACCGTAGGGGCTTTGGTAACAGATTTCAACGCTTTGCTTGCAAAGCTGAAAGCAGCTAATTACATGGCTTCAGAATAGGACTATGGCACGATTTGACGGTATCCAGCGACTTACTATAACAGCTACCCAGGACTTGTACGGAGACACTCTGTCCTGGATACCGTCAACTGGTGACCCTACGCTTACGGCTAAAGTGCTTTACAGCGAACCTGAGAGCAAACAAATGATCGGGGATGCTGACAAATACGAATATAACCCGTATAACTACTCTTTTGATTATTATACAGGGCAGTTGACAGGACTAAAAGAATCCGTAGACGCGGGCAATGTGGAGACGGTAACGATTAACGGGAAAACACTTGTAGTGCGTGAAGTAAACACCCGATTCGACGGGAAAACCTACCTGGCACACTGCGACGACTACACCGCATTTAAACCAGACCCGGAACCGGAGGTAGAAGAATGAGTAAGTACGAAACATTAGAAGATGCTTTAGTTGCTCTTTTTCCAACGGCGGAAACGTTCTTTGATATCGCCCCTTTACCTGATAACGAGGTAGAGTTCAGACCTCAACAGCCCCGACCTCAGGTTTATGTTTCCTACGACGGTTCGGACTTTACCGACCCACAAACCAGCTCAAAGGTTTCGCAGGAAGAAAGGCTGAATATAGGCTTTGAAATCCACGCGAAGACCCGAAGGGGGGCAAAAGGTATCACAGCGATATTTGAGGCTATTTGCGTTAAGGTTTACGGGGTAAAGTTTTTAGGGTATGACAGATTCTCACTTGTAAAGTTTGGTCCTTTAGCCGGTTCAGGTGCAAACAAGTGGAATTACTACGCACAATTTACAACAACGACCCGAATAGTTGACCAGCAACCGGATCCGGATTACACCGTTAACATTTTGACTGACCCCGAATTCGTGATACAGGCCGCTATATGAGAACATACATCTGTAACATCGACATCCTTTGCACTGGGTTAACAATAACAACCAAAGGCAATACGCTTGAACTTGACGAGGCAGACAACTACACAAAAGTGCTGCTTACAAAAAAAATAATTTCACCTGTAAAAACAGGTAAACCAAAAAAAGAAAAACAAAATGGCTGAGAATTTCTTACATGGTGTAGAAACCATACAGGTTCAGGCGAGCGGGGGCACACTTACGACTGTGAAGACCTCAGTTATAGGCCTGATAGGCACTTCTGCGTCGGGTACGGCTGATGAGCTGGTACTTTGCACTTCTGCTACCGACGATGCCGCTTTCGGTGCAACCGGGACGATCCCGGCGGCTCTAAAAATAATCAGGCAGCAATATAAAAACGCTCTTGTGTTCGTCGTAACATTAGGCACAGGTACACCCGCACCCGTAGCCGCCGACTTCGTAGGCGAAATTGACGCCGTTACAGGGGCCAAAAGTGGTTTATTCTGTTTTGACGACTGCTACAGTCTTCACGGCTTTTTGCCTAAAATCTTTATTGCCCCGACCTTTTCCGCTACCGCTGCAATCGCAACGGCTTTAAGGGCGAAGGCCTTAGAGTTCAGGGCCGCCGCTTACATTGATGCACCGGCAGCCGCAACACTGGCAACGATGCTTTTATCCAGGGGCACTTCAGGCCTTTTCAACTTCAGCGATTACCGGACTAAACTCCTGTATCCGCAAATCGTTGACCAGGACGGAGACGCACAGCCTTTCTCCCCATACGCAGCGGGTCTGAGGGCTAAAGTTGACAACACAGAAGGCTTCTGGTTCAGTAGCTCAAACCACGCCTTAGAAGGGGTGCAATCGCTTGAAACACTACTCACAGCAAGCATTAACAGCGTTGATTCAGACGTTAACAAGCTGAACGGAGTAGGAATTACAACTGTTTTCAATACCTACGGCTCCGGATTCAGGGAGTGGGGTAACAGAAACGCAGCTTTCCCTACCGCAACCGACACCCGCACCTTTGAAGCAATGCAACGTCTTGACGACATTACCTCTGAGAGCATTGAACTTG